GACAATTCTACTACTGAAGAAGATATATTTAAGTATACTAAAGAGCAAGAAGAAGTTACTGGAGCAACCAAAAAATTATCAAAGCTTAATACTTTGAAAGGTAAATTGTCTCAAAGAGTGAGCACAATTACCAAAGAGCATAAGTTTTTTAGCGAAAATACGGTCTGCCCTACTTGTACTCAAGATATAGAAGAATCATTCCGGTTAAATAAAATTGAGGACGTTCAAAATACGGCAAAGGAACTTAAGGAAGGTTTCAATGAGTTGGAATCAACCATAAAGTTTGAACAAGAAAGAGAACGTCAATTTAACAAATTATCTAAGGAGATTACGAACTTAACGCATGGCATTTCTCAAAACAATACTCGGATTAACTCAAATCAACGACAAATCCTAGATCTTGAACATGAAATTCAAACAATTACCGAGAACCTTGCAAACCGAAATTCTGAACATGAAAAATTAGACGAATTTAAAAGTAATCTCCAAAGCACATTTAACGAACTTTCAGACAAAAAACAAGACATCGTTCATAACGATTTTGCATATTCACTACTCAAAGATGATGGAGTAAAAACGAAGATCATAAGAAAGTATCTTCCTTTCATTAATCAGCAGGTTAATCGCTATCTTCAGATGATGGATTTCTACATTAACTTCCATCTTGATGAAGAATTTAAGGAAACTGTGAAGTCTCCTATACATGAAGATTTCTCGTATAGTTCCTTTAGCGAAGGTGAAAAGATGAGAATCGACCTTGCCCTATTATTCACTTGGCGTGAAGTAGCGCGTCTCAAAAACTCAGTAAACACCAACCTGCTGATTATGGATGAGGTTTTTGATAGTTCATTAGACGGATTTGGAACTGATGAGTTTTTAAAAATTATCCGTTATGTTATCAAAGACGCCAACATTTTTGTCATCTCTCATAAACAAGATATGCGTGACAAATTTGAAAGTGTTATAATGTTTGATAAAGTTAAAGGGTTTTCTCGTAGAGTATCTTCAGATAAGGAGGAGTAATGAACGTTCCAAACTGGCAGCATCATTCTAGAAAAAATCAAAAACCAACTCTCAAACCACAAGCAATGCGTGATAGGAGAACTGCATTACAACACCTTAAGAAAAAGTATAAGAACCGCTCAGACAAGGCGGTTTCGTCGTATTATGAGACAATAAGAATGATAAATATATAAAAAGTGTTTATAGATGGATTCTTACGATAAGATAGAAGAACTATTGCTTGCTGAAGGATATAGTAAAGAAGAAATTCCATCTATTATGGTTTCTTTAGTTGAACAAGGATTTGATCCACTCCAGGTATTTGCATCTGGACTTGGAAATATGTTGTTTAATAATAAATCCAAAGTAAAACCAAAGATGACAACTACCCAACAATCGGGTGGTATGCTTGGAACTAGAACTATTAAAACACCTGGTAATGGACTTCCACGTCAGGCACCAAAACCTGAGTTTGGTCCTGGTGCTGTAAAGCCACCAACTGGTGCTACTACACCTTCATTGAGACCAGGTGGTCAAACTCCAATACCTAAGTTTGGAACTCCTCCAGGTTTGAAACCTCCTACACCAACTCCTCCTGTAAGAAATAATCTTTCTTTGCAGAGAACACCACAGATTAAAGCACCCTCCCTTCCTTCTGCTGTTACGTCTACTGCATCTGGAGGTGCTGGATTGTTTAATAGACTTAAGTCAATTAAACCAGGAAGTCCACTTAAAATGGGTCTTTCTTTAGTTGCAGGAGGACTTATTGATAAAGGAGTGGAAAGACTTGGAGAATTGGGTGGTAAACAAATTGCTAAAGGAATTGTGAGTGCTACCGGCAATCAAGACCGTTTCCCTTCACTATATGATAAGCAGGGACCAAACTTGAGTATTCCTATTGTTAAAGGTATTAGAGCAAGAGATGCAGCAGCAAAAACAAATGTTCAACCTAAAGTAACAACACCCAAAGTAACAGCACCCAAAGTAACAGCACCTGAACCTACAAAAACAAGAAGTGCTGGTCAACTGAGTGCTGCTGCTAAGGATTTTGACACTAACTTTGCTGCTGCTAGAAAGTCTGGAAAGGCAGAATTTACTTGGCGTGGAAAGCAATACAATACAAAACTCAAAGGTGAGTGACCAATTTACAAACTGTCCACTAGGAGGTCTTCGGACCTCCTTTTTTTGTATAATAGGTCCATACGTAATTAACCAATGACCGTTCGTCACGAAATTAAATCCCAACTTGCTAAACTTTTGGCAACGGAAGATTTGGTTGTTGAGAATAAGTTAGTAGAAACTGCGTGTTTTAATGTTCATACTCGTGTATTGACTCTTCCAATGTGGGATAGAGCAAGTAGTTCTGTATACGATATGCTTGTCGGACACGAAGTCGGACACGCACTGTATACTCCTGATGTTGATTGGTTTAGAGAAAGAAATATTCCACCACAATTTGTGAATATTGTTGAGGATGTTCGGATTGAAAAAATGATGAAGCGTCGTTACGCTGGTATCTCTAAAACTTTTTATCGTGGATATAAAGAACTTTCTGATGAAGATTTCTTCTGCATTGAGAATGAAGATGTAACTAAGATGAATCTTGCTGATAAAGCAAATCTTTATTTTAAGATTGGTAGTTTTATCGATATTGATTTTAACACTCAAGAACATATTCTAATTGAGAAGATTTCTAATGCTGAAACTTTTGATGATGTTCTGGATGTTGCCGAAGAACTTTATAACTTCTGCAAAAAGCAGCAAGAGATGAAAACTAAGACTGATGATCTGCAAATGCAAGGTGGTCAAGAAGGTGGAGAGGATCAGACTGAAATATCAAATAACGAAGACTCTGGTCTTGATCAAGGTGATTTTGATAATACTGATGATTCTGATCAAATTGAATTTGAACCTTCTGGAAATAATGAATCATATGGTGGAACTGAGAACGATAATGAACCTGAAGTTTCTACAGTTAATAGTCTAGAGGAAGCAATTAAAAAACTTGCTCGTAATGATGGTAATGAGAATGTATATGTTGAAGTTCCTCAAATTAATTTGAATAAAGTTATTGTAGAGAACTCTGAAATTCATTCACGTTTTCTTGAATGGGATGAGTGGATGGATAATAACGATTTATATGAAGCAGATGTTTTTAATTTTGCTGATACTGATTTTGCAAAGTTTAAAAAATCAACTCAAAAAGAAGTTAATTATTTGGTGAAAGAGTTTGAGTGTAAAAAAGCAGCAGACTCTTATGCTCGTGCAACTACTGCTCGTACAGGTGTTTTGGATTGCTCTAAACTTCATACTTACAAGTATAGTGAAGATCTATTCAAAAAAGTAACTACTCTTGCTGATGGTAAAAATCATGGTCTTATATTTGTTTTAGATTGGAGTGGATCTATGGCAGATGTGCTGATTGATACAATGAAGCAACTTTTCAATCTAATGTGGTTCTGCAAAAAAGTATCAATTCCATTTGAGGTTTATGCCTTTACAAATGAATATCCCTTGGTTAATTATAAGGATGATGGAAGACCTGAAATAAAAGATCTTCCATACACAAAACGTGAAGGACTTCTTTATGTTCCTGAATGGTTTAGTATGATGAATATTTTTACCAGTAAAGTTAAAACCAATGTTATGGAGAGGCAGATGAAGAATTTCTTTCGTCTTGCTTTGGCTTACGGGCGGTATGGTCGATACCCAATTCCAACTGGTTTGAATCTTTCAGGAACACCTCTGAATGAATCGATTCTTTGTTTACATCAAATCATTCCAGAATTTAAGAAAAGTAATAAATTGCAAAAAGTTCACTGTGTTGTGATGACTGATGGTGAAGCACCACCTCTAAAATATCATCGTGAAATTCAACGTCACTGGGAACATGAACCCTTTATTGGTACTGCTACTCTGCACTATAATTCTTATCTCCGAGATCGTAAGACTGGAAATACGTATTCTCTTGATTGTGAGTGGTATGAATTTACTGATATATTTTTGAGAAATCTTCGGGATAAATTTAGTGACGTAAACTTTATTGGTATCCGTGTTCTTGAATCTAGAGATGCGAATAGTTTTATTCGTCGGTTTACTGGTTGGGGATCCAAAGAATTTGATACGGTTCAGCGTACCTGGAAAAAACAAAAATCATTTGCTATCCATAGTTCTGGATATCATACATATTTTGGACTTTCTAGTACTGGTCTTTCTTCTAACTCGGAGTTTGATGTCGATGATGGAGCATCTAAGGCAAAAATTAAATCTGCTTTTGCAAAAAGTTTGAAAAGTAAAAAAATGAATAAGAAAGTTTTGAGTGAGTTTATTGAACTCATCGCTTGAATAAATAAATGTATAGAAAAAATGTCTACAAATGAAACCTTCCCCGAAGAAATTAAAAGAGACTAAAGAAATCTATGAACAGGTTGTAACACACCTCATTGAGGAAGGTTATGCATCTGATACAGATTCCGCAGATTCCATTATTAACGGAATGAGCGAGCAGTGGTTTGAACTCATTACGGAGAGTAAATAGATGGAAAGACTTACTGGAAAGCAAGCACAATCAATGATGGAAGCTTTTGCTTCTGTTTATGAAAAGAAAGTAGAACCTACAGAAACTGAGCAAGTTGAAGAAGGTCTAGCAGATACTGTTGATAAGGTTACTAAAACCCTTCAAGGTGGTCTTGAAAAAATGGGTGTACCCATTAATAGGACTAAAAAAGGCACTGCAACAAAAGCAGATCAAGAGAAAAAGATTCAAAATAATGTAAAAGTTGAAGAGGGAATGGGACGATTGTTATCAGGAGCACTTTTGAGAAAAGCTGCTGACGCTGTTAAGAAGTCTAAGACTGAGCAAACTCCTACGAAAGAGGATACTAAATCTTCTATGAAAGAAGATGCAGACCTTTTTGATATTATCAAAGGTCATTTGATTGATGAAGGTCTGACTGAGGAGGAAGCACTCAAAAAGATGCTTACACTTACTGATGATGAGAGATCTGAAATTATTGAAGGATCATGTGATTCTAAAAACAAGAAAAAAATGAAAAAAGGAGGTTATTGAAATGAGTAAGTTTGGAAATCTATTGGGTGGCAAAAACCCAAACCCTACACCTGTACAACCAGTTGCACCTGCTCCTGAACCCGTTGTAGAAGAAGTTCTGTTTACTCCTGAAGAGGAAGTTCTTACTGAAGCAAGTCCTCTTGAAGAAATGAGTAAGAAAGAATTGGAAGATTATGGTAGAACACTTGGTATTGAATTAGACAGAAGGCATAGTAAAGAATCCTTGATTGAAGAAATCAAAGATGCAGAAGACTAGTAGTCCACTTACATAACTGTCACAGGGGGTACTCCAAAGTACCCCCTTTTTTAGTATAATTACTACAGTTGAAACAAACAAAGCAACCAATGTCCCTTTCTATCGATTATATCCTTACTTCTTTACAGGAACTTTATGGAGAGTCTGTAACTGGTGCTGATATTCGTGCTTGGTGTGCAATGAATGGATCTAACTATCAGACAGTATCTAATAAATTGTCTGATTATAAAGTTAGTCGTGGTAAATGGAACTTGACGGTTCAAGAAAAACTTGAGCAAACTTATAATTCACCTCCCGCTTTACCTACTATTGCACAAAATTTGATTCCTACGAAAGATGATACCTTCGTCAAGTTTGGTAACTTTGGTGATATTAAAAAAATTATTGAGTCCCGCGTATTTTATCCTACATTCATTACAGGTCTTTCAGGTAATGGCAAAACGCTTTCTGTTGAGCAAGCGTGTTCCCAACTTGGGAGAGAATTAATCCGTGTAAACATTACAATCGAAACTGATGAAGATGATCTTATTGGCGGTTTCCGCCTTGATAATGGTGCAACCGTCTGGCACAATGGCCCAGTCATTGAAGCCCTCCAACGAGGAGCTATCTTGCTCCTTGACGAGATCGACCTTGCCTCTAATAAAATTCTCTGTCTCCAAAGCATCCTTGAGGGCAAAGGAGTTTTCCTTAAAAAGATCGGACGGAGAGTTGACCCTGCAAGTGGATTCAACGTCATCGCCACAGCAAACACTAAGGGTAAGGGTAGCGACGACGGACGATTCATTGGAACTAACGTGCTCAACGAAGCATTCCTTGAAAGATTCCCTGTAACTTTTGAGCAAGAATATCCTACTCCTCAAACAGAACAAAAGATTTTAAACAAAATCTGTACTGATACTGATTTTTGTAAGCGTCTTTCTGATTGGGCAGACATTATCCGCAAAACCTTCTATGATGGTGGTATTGAAGAAATCATCAGTACTCGCCGCTTAGTTCATATTGTTCGGGCATATAGTATCTTCAATGATAAAGCAAAGGCAATTCAAGTTTGTGTAAATCGTTTCGATGATGAAACCAAGCAAGCATTCTTGGAATTGTATGATAAGGTTGATGCTGACTTTGTGATGCCTCAGCAAAGTGATACCATGTATGTGATTGACGGGGGAGCAAATCTTTGATATAATGACTAATGCTTGGAGTTTACTTTACGATGAATTGAACATGACTCAAACACTTGGCGAAGAAGACTACGGTTACATGTTGAATCTGGGATCTCATCTCTCAGGTGGTATGTCTGATGATACCATCACATTTAGCAGCACTGGATATGATGGTATCGATATTGGTGATCCTGGTCCCTTTGCAGCACAACCTGTACCTATGACCTTTGGTGGCGAAGACCACATTAACTTTGACCTGACTATGGATAAAAAATCCGAATCTAATAATAGACAGAAGTATAGTGAAGATGTAATTATTAAAGAACTGAAAGATTACATCACTAGAACATATGACCAGCACTATTCTGCTGGCGATGATAAGATTCAAACTCTGGATCTTATCGAAGCTTGTGGTGATGGTGAGGCATTCTGTCGCAGCAACATCCTCAAGTATGCGTCAAGATATGATAAGAAAGGCACTGCCCGTCGTGACATTATGAAGATCTTGCACTATGCTGTACTTCTGATGCATTTTAATGACAAGAATGCAAATCGTGAAACTTATCCACAATGAAACTGAAACCACTCAATACTATGAAACTGTCTGATAACACTCTCACGGTACTAAAAAACTTTGCTGGAATTAACAATTCTATTCTGGTGAAAGAGGGCACTCGTCTTCGCACTATCTCTGTTGCTAAAAACATTTTGGCAGAAGCAGATATTAAGGAAGATTTTCCCCGCGACTTTGCAATTTATGATTTAAACCAATTCTTGAATGGTTTGAGTCTTCATCAAGATCCTGATCTTGACTTTAATCAAGATAGTTACTTGAGCATTAAAGAAGGTAAGCGTCGAGTCAAGTATTTTTACGCTGACCCTGCGGTTATTGTTTCTCCTCCAGAGAAAGAGATTACTCTTCCTACTGAAGATGTATGTTTTCAATTGGATAGTGCTTCTCTTGAAAAACTAGTTAAGGCGGCACAAGTTTATCAACTCCCAGACTTTTCTGCCGTTGGCGAAGCAGGCGTTATCAAACTAGTAGTACATGACAAGAAGAACGATACTTCTAACCAGTATGCTATTGTTGTAGGTGAGACTGACCAAGAGTTTTCTTTCAACTTCAAAGTGGAGAATATCAAGATTATTCCTGGTGCCTATGATGTAGTTGTTTCCTCTAAACTTCTTTCTAAATTCACTAATACTAAGTATAATCTAAAGTATTACATTGCCCTTGAACCCGATTCAACTTTTGGATGATGCACTAGTTAGGATGAGGATTGTGGGTAGCATCGGAGTTATTGTTGCCTACTTTATCATTCTTCACGTCAGTTCTTTTTGGGGGGTCCTAATACACTTTGTTGCAGATTTGATTACAATCCCATACTTTATTAGAACTAGGGCGTGGGACCTTGTTATAATGTTAACGTTCCTACTTTCAATTAGCGTTAGTAAACTTTTGATATGAACATCTTTGTTACGGACCCATCTCCATACAAGTCTGCTACGGTTCTCCCTGATAAGCACATTGTCAAGATGCCCTTAGAGACCTGTCAGATGCTTGCAATCGTATGTTCTGATAAATGGGGTCACGGATTTGGTAATCTTCCTAAGGCAGATGGAACTCCATATGCAACTGAGAAGGGAGCATTTCGCAATCATCCTTGCACCAAGTGGGCGAATGAATTTGTAACCAATTGGCAGTGGTTGCTTGCTCATGGACTTGCTATGTGTGAAGAGTACACTGCTCGCTATGGTAAGGTCCACACCTGCCACAAGACCCTTCTAGCAGCAAAGGAGATACTTCCTACTGCAGATCCACAAGGTCGCAGTGGAAAGGATACAACACCGTTTGTATTTGCTGGACCTGATGAGTTCAAGTATGATACAAGCATTGATATCTTCACTGCTTATTTCTCC